CTTCAGGTGATAGTGCGCATGGAAACATTTTTGATGTAATATATGATGACGATAAAGATAAAGTTATGTTCTTTTACGAAGATAATGATAATTCAGATTATTTAGCTTATAAAATTATAACGTCAGGAGCTTCATCATTTAGTGTAGCTGATGGTGCAACCATATCTTCAAGTAATAATAAATTCGGATCAGGTGCAGCTTCTTTTGGTGCAGGTAAAGGTGTTTTAGTAGGTACTCGTGATGCAGGTAATTCTAGTAAGGTATCTTACGCTACAACAAGATTTGTAGCCTCAACAACCACAAACCTAGACAACGGAAACTATCTAGGCATAGCTGCTGAAGCAATATCTGATACTGCTACAGGTAAAATAAATGTTATTGGTGGTACAAGTACAGGACATTCTTCTCTTACTATTGGCAACCACTACTTTACAAATGGTGCAGGTGCTATTGGATTAGTAGGCAATACTCTTGGAGAACAATATTTAGGTAAAGCTATATCAGCAACAGAAATACAATTATTAGAAAACGAAGGTTATCTATATGGTACAGCTGAAGGTGCAGTAACAGCAGGTAAACCTATATTTGTTGAAGCAGATGGTGATTTTTTAATGCCAACATCAAATACAACAACATATACTTATTCTATAGGTTCTGATACTGAAATACTCAATGGTAGTTCTAGTCAAAATCAATCTACTACTTATGCTGCAAATGTAGATAGATTTGTTGTAGCTTTTTTAAATGCAGATAGCAGTAATAGACCTACTGTAAAAGTAGTAAGTGTAGGTTCTAATAATGCTGTTGCAGTTACAGCAACAGAAGAAATTAACACTTCAGCTTATGCTCACGAAAATGCAAGAGTTGAATATGATGTGACTAATGAAAAAGTTTTATATGTTTATCAATCTGGTGCAACTTCTAATGATTTAAGATGTAAAGTTTTAACAATAGGAGCAAGTTCTATTTCGGCAGGAAGTGAAGTAGTTATTGATGATTCTAATAGTACAGCATCAGATATAAATGTTGCTTACGATACTACAAATAGTAAATTTGTTGTTTATACTCGTGACCAGTCTAACAGTAATTATCCAACAGCTTATGTAGGTTCTATATCAGGAACAACGCCTAGTTTTGGTACAGCACAAGTTGTTCAATCCGAAGGTGCAACTAATGTATATGATGTAGGTTTTGGCGGTGATAAATTTTTGTTTACATATAAAGACAGCAGTACAAGTGATGGACAAGCTATAGCAGCAAGCCTTTCAGGTACTACATTAAGTTTTGGAACTAAGTTTGAATTTGAAGATGATAATATAGATATTTCAGCCAATCAAGACCACCTAACTTATGTTTCACCAGCAAATTTATTTGTTCAAGGGTATAATCATCAAGGAGGTGGTTCTCCTCACATATTATTAGCTTTAAAAGTTGCCTCTGATAATTCTATTACAAAAGGTTATGAAACAGGAGCAAGTGGTTCTGCTAGTACTAATGTAGTGTATGGTTATAATAATGGAGCTTCACCAAAAAAAATAGATACATTAACTGTACCTATAATATACAGAAATGGTAGTAATGACATAAAATATAATGAATATGTACTAGAAGAAGCTAGTGGTGAAAATATTGGTTATAAAATTACGAAAGGAACAGAAGTTGCATTAACACTTTCTTCTGCATCATTTACCTCTATTGCTCAAGCAGGTGCAGCTCAAAATTATAAAATGTTAGCAACTTACGAAGATTCAGGTAATGATATAAATGGCTATGGAATACATCCTGCAGGTTCAGCAACAACAACAACATTCCCAACAAGCGGCAAAGGCTTTATTGGAATTGATACTAAAACAGTTGCTAATGACGCACAAGTAGAAGTAGCAACAACAGGGCAAATAGATGCTCAACAAAGTGGTCTTACGGCTGCTGAAACATACTATGCTCAAAGTGATGGTTCACTTGGCACTAGTGCAGATAGCTTAGGCTCAGTTGCAGTCGGTAAAGCATTATCTGCAACAAAACTATTAATTCAATAAGGAGTAAACAATGCAAACAATAGTAAGAAACGGAACTAATATAAGTCTTTATTATCTAACCGATAGTAAAACTGTAGATATTACTTCCACAGAAACCACAATCAGTGAAGGCGGTACGCCAGAACTTATTATATCAGATTGTACTACAAGTGATGCAACATTGCATACAGGCGTAGATGCTAAATCAGATTATTGGGGTTGGAAATACAAACATGATGGTTCTTCATGGTCAACTAATGCAGATTTTAAAGGTGCTAATAGCCTTACATCTGACATTAATGACTCTGTAACAACTATTCCTGTCGGTAATTCAAACCCATTTACTACATCTGGTACTGTACAAATAGGTGATGAAAAGATTACTTATACTGGAGTAGATGGAACAAATCTTACAGGCTGCACTAGAGGAACTGCATCAACTGATGCTGCAAGTTATACCTCTGGCGATACTGTAACACAAATCTAATAAGGAATAATCATGGCTACTAAACCAACAGCGTCTCTTGTAAACCAAAAAATTGATGACCATGTTGGTGCTTGTGCCGACAGATATGATGCTATTGATAGACGATTATATAGAATAGAAGCCATTATGATTGGTGCAAGTGCATCATCTATCGGCTTATTGTTAAAGATAGCGTTTACTTAAAATGTCCACAAAAATTGGTTTGCAAGGAGAACTTTTAGCTAGTTCTGTTTTGCAAGGCTACGGAATTGATAATGACCTTGTTGGAAAAGATGGTTATGATTTATTAGCGTGGTTAGAACAAAAACCAATACGAGTACAAGTAAAAGCTACACAAAAAGCCCATACAGATCGTGGCAAAACTGTTGCACGATACAATTTCCAAACAAATTATGGTGGACAAAAAACGCCTATATCTAAAATACAATGCGATATGTTAGCCTTAGTTGCCCTAGATAGACGTACTATACATTTTATGCTACCTGAAAACCTCTCCACAACAAAAAAAATATATTCAGAACAGATGACTTTAGAAAACGAACAGATGACATTTTCTAAAGTTTTTGATACATTAAAAAGAATGTGTACTTGTTCGTAGGAGTAATTATGGCAAAAGACCCAAGATTAGCAAGAGCTGGAGTTAGCGGATTTAATAAAGCAAAACGCACTCCAAAACATAAAACAAAGAGCCATGTTGTTGTTGCTAAAGAAGGTGATAAAATAAAGACAATTCGTTTTGGTCAGCAAGGTAAAACTGGTGACAGGACTATGACAAAAAGAGCAAAGTCATTTAAAGCAAGACATGGTAAAAACATAGCTAAAGGCAAAATGTCTGCAGCTTACTGGGCAAATAAAGTTAAATGGTAGGAGTAATACATGAGTTTATATCGTAATATTAATGCAAGAAAAAAAGCTGGAACAAGTCGTACTAAGAAAAAATCAACTATATCTGCAAAGGCTTATGCAAATATGAAAAAGGGTTTTCCAAAAAAGAAAAAGAAAAAATGATTAGTTTATTAGGTAGTTTACTAGGCTTTGGTACTTCTTTCTTGCCAAGCGTTCTAGGTTTCTTTGAAAAAAAAGCCAAATTTAAACAAGACTTACTTATGCTTGAGGCAAAGGCAAAATATGCCGAACAAATGTCTAAGTATAAAATACAAGAGCTAGACGCAGAAGCTGACATAGCCGAAGCAAAAGCTATTTATGCTCATGCCGAGCAACTTTCCAAAAACAATTCCTCTAAATTTATCGGTGCATTACAAGCATCAGTACGCCCAGTTATTACTTATTTATTGTTCTCTGTGTTTGCTTTTGTTAAAGTTACACAGGTTTATATAGCCATACAGCAAGGTGACGACCCATTAGAAGGTGTAGTAGCTGCATGGGATATTGAAACACAAAGTATGTTTTCAGCAATCATTGCTTTTTGGTTTGGCAATAGAATGATGAAAAGAAATGGATCATAAGGTATTTTGCAAACTAATAGTAAAAACTGGAACATCAAAGACAGAATTGATGCAACAATGTGGCGTTGCTAAGATAGCTATTAACGGAATGATAAAAGGCACAGCTCCTGTTCCAGACAGCGTTCAACATTATCTTGTAAATAAACTCAACTCGTGATACAATTTTTTTTATAATTATAGGTAATAAAATGAAAAATATTATTATGGCAGTTTTTGTATTAGGATTAGTTACAGCTTGTGCTAGTTCTAACATTGGTATTAATGCTAATGTACCAGAAAGCCAAAAAGTTAAAATATTAATTGAGACTGAACCAAAATCTGAATAATGGAAATCCCACAAGTTTGCCATATGCAGCGAGCATTGAGTGACACTCAAATTTTTACTGTCTTAGAGAAAATAAAAAAAATACCCTCCCAAGACGGAAGCCTAACAGGTGGCGATAATAAATCTTATAGAAGTGTTGATGTAAAAGCCTTTGAAGCTAACAATAAAGAATTAGAATTTGTTGCTGAAATTGTTTCTAGTTTTACGCAGACTGTTAATGATAAGTATTGGAACTTTGATATAAAAGGCTTTGCCGAGCCACTACAGTTCTTGACATATAAAAAAGGTGGCAAATATGATAGTCACATGGATATTAACTGGGAAAACTTAAACTCCAAAAGACCAAACAGAAAAATTACTACAATCATTCAACTAACAGATGATGATAAATATTATGGCGGTGATCTAAAAATTGACGTTGATAATAAGAATGATTTTTTTATACCAAGAAAGAAAGGCGATATAGTTTGTTTTCCATCTTTTCTTTTACATAAAGTTTTTCCTGTCAAGAAAGGTGTAAGACATTCTATTGTGTCTTGGCTGTCAGGCGACTCTTGGAAATAAAATAATAGGTGTGTCATCACCTATCCAAGCTCCTAATATATTATAATCTATCCATTCTATTGATTCTTCTTCTGACATACCTTCTTTTTCAAAAATTTTTATTAATTTATTGTAATCATAAACTAATACAGGTTCTTGGCTACATCTAACACCTTCACCAATAATAGCCTCATCACAATTATCCCATTTTTTCATTTTATCTTTTACAATCCTCATAAACAGATTGATATTTACTAACAAGTTCTGGCTTTCTTAAATGTATCTCTCGTATGCCATGAATAACACTTGTATGGTCTTTGTCATACTTATCGCCAATCTCAACTAAACTTAATATTGAGTTTGTTTTTAATAAATTAAATATTAACCATCTTGCTATAGACAGCTCTTTTACCCTTCTGCGTGATATTAAATCAATGTATGATATTTGGAAATCATCACATATATGCTCTATTGTTTTATCTAAACATTTTTTATTTCTTAATTTTTCCATTTTCTTCTATTGCCCTATCTATGTAGAATTTAGCTTTCTCCAAATCTTGTTGAAAATTTCCTTTCTTAGTACATCTCCACACATACTTACTTGCATTACCAAGACAATAAGCAATAAAACCTTTTACTCCCAACATGGCTCGTATGGAGTCTAAAGCCTCTAACTTATCGCCTTGATAATGAGGTGGATTATTAACTAAATCTTCTTCCATTTAAAAAGGAATGTCGTCATTTGGCTCAACGCTTGATGGTGCAGCAGATTGTTGGTCTTTTTTTGCATGAGACACTACATTGCCAATCTCTACTTTTAACGTAGCATTAGCATCACCATCTTTTTTAACGTAAGAATTTATACCTGAGATTTTACCAAATACAGTTACTGGCATACCTTTACTTAACCAAGATAAACTTTCACCATACTTACCCCAAACAGCACAATCATTATAAATAACTGTTTCTTTGTTAATGTTTGAAGCAACTGTAAAATTTAATACAGATGTTTCGCCAACATTTTTTAGTTCTGGATCGTTAGCAATATTACCAGTAATATTATATGAGTTCATATTTTTCTCCTATGGTTAATTAAACTCTATCTTCAAGAGCAGTCTTTCTGCTCGCAAAAATTCCTCTTACATAATCAGTATGATTAGATTTCATAATTTTATCAGCGTTATCTTTTGCCCATGCAAGTAAGTCGTCTATATTATTTATATTATTAATAACAACTTCATAACCTTCTTTTTCTAATTTATCTGCATGGCTATCTTCATCAACATAATCATCTTTTGGTAGTTCTTGTTTTGTTTCATGTGAAACATTATCAGGTGGTAAATCCTCACCCTTGTATATAAACAAGCCATAACCAAACATACCTAAACATTTAACAAGACCTCTTTGAAAAGCAGTATTGATTTGAAAAGCATTAGGTTGTGCAACAGGTTTGTTTTTATAATCTAAAATAGGAAATTCCTCTGTAAGAGTTCTATCTTCTATTGTAATAGAAACTGATACAAAGCCCTGTATGTCACTTAATTTCTTAGTAAATGTAACATTTGGATAAGCCCTACTTACATGATCCCATGCAGTAGCCCATGATATATAATTAAACTGACCTTTTTTATCTATATCTTTCTTGTTAATCTTAATGGTGCTTAATGTTTCAAACACAGTTTTTTTAGTCATCTTTCTCTCCATTTTTTATTTGCGTTAATGTTTTTGAATATTTATCTTTGCCAATAGCTTTCCATCTACCACCCCAATTATGTTCCATTCTTTTTTCAAATTCTGACCAATAAATATCCCAATCAAAACCACAATGTTTTTCATATAGCTCCTGCAGCATAACGTGTATCTTTTGTTTTTTATTCATTAGGCTTCTTGTAATGTTTGCGTGTTTCTTCACAGAAAAAAGAGTTTTCATATCTTTTTGGTCTATGACTGTATTTCTTACCTTTAGCGTTCTTTCTGCCATCTATTAATTTCTTTGCCATTACACTTCATTCCCCCAACTATCCCAGCCTTGTCTTTTATTTCTTGCAAATAATTCTATTCTTGGCTCGTATGACATTTTATCAAAAATTTCAAAACTTTTTTCTGGTTTTTTTGAATGTTTACCTCTCTTAGCAAAAACTATACTTGGTATATTTCTGTGTTTAGGTTTTAAATTTCCTTTTACTCCAAACAAACATAATTCATGTTGTCCTCT